TCATCAGCAATAGCCAATATGAGTTGCTCACGTGGTTCTGTATCCATATTATCCATTTTAGCGGTAACACCATCAAGGTCATCCGCATTCATCATCCACTGTACTGATTGGAAATCAGATAGATCATCCTCATATAGATCTGCAAGGCTTGTACCCTGTGCTTCTACAAAGTAGCTATAAGTTTCATCGATAAGTTTCTGAATAGACATGTTGTTTTCCTCTTTTGATATATTCTTTATATACTATTCAAAAAGGAATGTCAACAGTTAATTTCATTTTATTTCAAGTTTTTTTTACTTTTTATTCTGTTCTACCGTGGGCAACTCCGTCTGCTCCAAAGCTGGCAGCCCAGGAATTTGGTTTAAGCTTAGGCTCAATACCAGTCATTCCAAGAACGTACCCAGCAGCCTCGGATGCAGCACAATTAGATCCATGTATTGGATTTGTATTAATATCAAGATGGATTTCTACATCAAATTCGTCAATGAATGCTCCAATCTGAGTATATAGTTCACAAACTTTTTGAACCTCTTTCATCATTCGCATTTTAGGACGGTTTGCTTTCATGTCATAGTCAGGTTCATGAGATATTTTAGAAAAGATCTTACACCCATGTTGACCATTCATATGCACGATGGCAACCGTCGCGTATTTACCCATCTTGCGTTTTGATTTAGTTAGGTATCTAATTGAGTCGCAGCCAAGATAAACCTTAGTATTTCCATCGCAACGAATTAATAAATCAACCATTTCAGTAATTTGTTTTTCATCAAGCACTTTTCAATTCCATTTTATACTGGTCTAAACACATATCCTCGAGGGTTTTTGTAAGCTTGCAATACTCAGAAAGAGTATCGACCACCTGAATATCGCCATCACCGTGTCTTCTATCACATATTTTTGTCTTTAGTTTCTTACCAGACACTTTTTCCATCACAGAAATCACTTCTAATACACTATACCCATGGTTACTACCAAGGGCTTGGACTTCGTGCACGAGAGGGCCGTTTTCGACGGCGTTTAGAATGGAATTTGCAACATCATTAACATGAATGTAATCACGTATGCAAGTACCGTCCCTAGTATCATAATCAATACCAAATATATCAATGTGCGGAAGTTTACCAGCAGCAACCATAGCAGCACGCCTAATAAGATGACTGGCGTCGCCGAGTTGCCTAAAAATGCCGTTAGTACCAGAAACGTTATAAAACCTAAAAATAGTGTATCCATCAGATTTTTCCCTAATAATATCCTCCGCCGCCACTTTGCTTCGTGCATACGGGGATCGCATATGTATAGCAGAACTGGTGCTAGCAAAAATAAAATTATCTGTCCTGAGTTTTTCCACCACGTTTTTAGTTCCCATCGTATTAATTCTATAATATTCAGCAGGTTCTTTTAAACTCTGTGGAACAATGCTTCTGCCGGCAAGATGAACTACAGCATCACCCCACCCATATAAATAGTTATCAGTGATAGTCTGTTTCCAGAACTTATCAATAAAACTTACATCGTTATACTCGCCGTGAAAAAAATTATCAAATCCGTGAACTTCGTGTCCATGTTCTTTTAGTAGTTTACAAACATGACTACCAATATAGCCTGATGCACCAGTAACTAAAACTCTCATTATAAAGTGATCCTATATGAAAAATATATTTATTATCTCGTGTTTAACTTTAGTGTGTGCCTGCCAAAATGCTATTTCAGCAACAAATAGAAACCCAGATTTAGCGCAAAAAGCTTATCATTATTATGGGTTATCAGAATCAAAAGACAGAAAATTAATTAAGGAATTAACTGGTGTAGATCCTGTTATGACTGAGTGGTGTGCTGCTTTTGTTAATATGATTTTATTACAAAACGGTTATCCGACATCAGCATCAGTAAGTGAGTTTCCCCTTATGGCTCGAAGCTTTTTAGATTATGGTGAAAAAACCACAACACCGGTTCAAGGTGACATTGTTATTTTTAGAAGAGGTAATAATGGTTGGCAAGGTCATGTTGGATTTTTTGTGAGCGTAAAAGAAGTTAATGGTGTTCAAATGATTTCTGTACTTGGTGGAAATCAAGATGACATGGTAACAATATCAAACTATCCCTCAAGCAGAGTATTAGGTTTTAGAAAAGTGCCGCAGCCCGGAAATTAAACGAAAATATTTTTCTCGTTTTAGATGATTTTGATACACCTGAAAAATGTTGTATTACACTTGGAAATATTATAATGTCACCTTCCTCTATGTCAGGTCTGTGGCGTATTACCGTACCATCTTCGAAGTTATTAATAGGCGATATAAAGTGTGTTGGCTCATGTTCTGATGGATCAAATTCAGCATATAACACAGCTGAATAAAAATAGCCTCCATGATTATGAGGGTCGTGGAATTCATCAACAACATATTCTTGAGTCCATAAATTTAGAATATTAACATCTTTAAAATAATTTCCGATTTCATTTAGTTCATCAGATAAAACCTCATGAAAGCTTCGAGAGTACGGTGGCAGCCCGGCGTATTTAAAGTAATCACTCTTGTAGCCACCATTAATAGGGTCTGTATCATCAGAATACAAAGGCGCCATTTCTAATAGCTTTTGTTTCTTAACTTTCCAATTAGAAACTTTTACTTTTAGAAATGGCACCGCAAAAGGATTATATAATTCAGTCCCACAAGTTTTCATAATATTTTCCAAACAATCGGAATCCATTGCTCATACGTTTTTGGTGTTTTTTCATATCATCGTGATTAATCCATTCAAACCTACCGCCGAGTGGACCACTTTTTTCATCTTCTATATAGTCGCCATAATAATCATCATGCCAATCATCACGGCATTTTTGTTCAAACGCCCAGATCATTTCGTCTAAGACATAATCCCAACGCTTAAAATAGTTTTCGTCAGTATCCCATTCATTCTCTTTGGGTGGAGCTGATGTAGATTTAAGCTCCTTTGGTGTATCCTTATCATCTACAGATGGTGCGCCATGCTTGGTTTCTTTTAATTGTTTTAACATAGGTAGAATAATCGGAGCAAGGGTATCGTCCATACTCCAGGTATCGTAATTGTGTATTGCGACTTCTATCTTTTGTGCCTCATCATCTTTATAAGGCCCTATGTAAACTTTCATTAGTCCATATCCTCTAATATCAAGCATTGGTTATATTCAATCACGTAGCCGCAAGCACGAAGAAAATTCTGAAACTCTTCTAACACTTCGTCAATTGTTGACTCATTATGGACTTCCATCTGAATTTTAGTGCCATTCTCATCACCTCTACTAAACTTCACATTAATATCCTTTATTTGGTACCCGCGGCCGGACTCGAACCGGCACGCCCTACGGCCACAGATTTTAAGTCTGTTATGTCTACCATTCCATCACGCGGGCTAATTGGTGATCTCTGTAGGACTCGAACCTACGACCTAGTGCTTAGAAGGCACTTGCTCTAATCCAGCTGAGCTAAGAGACCGTTAACTGTTATCAATAGCATTTTGAAACATACGATATGGGATTGTGCAAACCCACATGTATACTGACCAAAATACTATGTTTGCTATTATAATTTCAATCAACGTTGAAACTCTACTACATATCGTTTTCCATCAATGAAAAAACGAATGGTTGAATGACTATATACTTCTGTTTTCTTATCATAATATAGCGTAACATTTTCACATGTTTCTACGTATTCATAACCAATAATTTCTCGCTCTGTACGAGGTTGAGAACCTTTATCAGCGCCGATAAGACCTCCAACGATAGCACCAGCGGCAGCCCCGCCATCGTCACCAGTAACACCTTTACCAAGAATACCACCGATAATCATACCGGCAAGAGCACCACCCGCGGCATCGCCTTGACGTTTATATGTACTATAAACAGGCTTTTTATTTCTAAAACACTGGCGTTCAGTGGTTGGTACTTGTTGAGTAATAGTTTTTACGTGGTCAAACACACGAACATTTTTGGGTGTTTCAGCCATGGCGGTAGTCGATGTCAGGGCTACAACACCAGCAGTCATAAGTAGTTGTTTCATATTTCCGTTCCTTTTTCTATAATTATTCTATACCATATTATAGAGAATGTCAACATATTTTTTTACTAACTCTACACTTTTTGCGTTGGCTTCCCTCTCCCACCATCTATCGTGATGCGGTCTTTTCTTGGAATATTTATCTGATAAATTTTGCTTAATGAATTGTTTTACGTGAACCATTTCATGTGCAATAGTAATATATACCTCAGTTAAATTCCGATTTTTAGTTTGGGTCATAATCCAATACTCACCATTATTGATTTCATAACATAAACCAGTTGCCTTTTGATTTTTAGGGAATGGTGTTTCCCAACCATCGACTGTTAAAATCTCTGGTTTTATATCGAGTTCTTCACAACAGAAATTAATAAAATTTTCTGTTAGTGTTTCATCTAAGTCGTTTATTTCGATTTGCATAGAATTTCTAACTTAGCTTCGATGCGTCCAAGCTTAAACATAACTTCATTCATTTGTTCTTGCATGGTTGGTTCCCTTTGAGGAATAACCTGTGGTGGTACGTCATTATCGTAGTCGATTTCATCATCGCAATAACCTTTAAAAAAGTTTTTCCATAAATTCATCATTATTCTACTCCATCAAGATCTGATATGAATTGAGCTTTAGGCGTGGTTTTAGTCCAGAATTTCAACTCTGCTTGAGCTGATTTTATTTCTTTCTGTAACTCTTTTACCATTTCGTCTGTAAGACTCATGATATTAACTCGAAGTAATCTATCAGTATCCTCTGGTAACGCTGACGTTACATTAAGAATTTGCTCAGATACATCTTTTTTCTTACGGTTTTTAAACACAACCTTTTCGTCAAGAACAGATTGGATAAATTCCATTTTAACATTCAACCAACGAACAGCTTCATTAGACTCTGCTTTACGCAAATCAATTCGTTGCTGAAGGATACCCAAACGATAGTCACAAAAATCTTTAATAAGATCTCGCTCGTCTGTATATTCTCTAAGCTTACCATCATAGTCAATAACTGTTAGGTTTTCTGATAATGGTTTAGCTAATTTAAACTTACGAATTACTTTTTCGTCAGTCCAAGAGGAACTACCGGTTTGTTTTAGTTTAATGTCGAAACGGAAACCCTGTTTATCACAGAGGTCGTCGTAAGAAACGATTTCACCATCATCCTCAAGCTTATCGAGGATTTTAACATATGACTCACGGTCGAAACCATATGGTACTTCGGTAATAGTCAATTGTGTTTTAGATACTTTATGGAATTTACCATAAACCACATACCGCTGTTCCTCTGGATCAAAGGTTATCTTACCATTAAATTCAGGGAAGTGTACCTGAGGTTTAGTAGATATATTACCACTCGACAAGTAATCACGAACTGCACGAGAAAGCGATTCTGGTGACCGTGGAAGTATGTTTGTGGCAAATCCAGTGGCAATTCCCTTGGTTCCGTTAACCAATACTAAAGGAATAACCGGTAAATAAAACTGAGGTGGTTCGTGTTCAGGATCACTATGTGCCGGAGCTAGGTCAACATCTCTGATGTACTTATCAAAGTTTTCAGATAGGCGCGTATAGACGTATCGTGGAGCACCAGCAGATTGTACTAGACGGGTACCGAAAGAACCTCGACCTTCGACTAGACAAATGTTGTTATTCCAAGTAGCGGCCATAAGTTGCCCAGCTCCGGCGGCAGAAGTTTCACCGTGGTTGTAGCCATAATCCGATATGATGCCTGCAATAGCTGAAACTTTCTTGAAGTCTCTTTTACTATTCAGGATTGAGGAATACAGATAAAACCGTTGTACTGGTTTCAAGCCGTCAATCATATTTGGGATTGCTCGACTTTCGACCGTGTACATGGCGAAACTTAACCATTCATTACTTGCGACTTTCGAGATTGGATACTCGTTGGTGTCGGTCGTAAATTCAAGTAAACTCATAGTAAATCCTTTTTAATTTCTAAAACTATACTATCCTATTTCCAAAGGAATGTCAACAGTTAATTTCAAATTAAGTGAAATATTTATCGAGTATATCAAGAACATCTTGGTATTTTGCCATTTCAAGGATCTCACCTTCGATAGCTTCAAACACATCTGGGTGTTCGCCAATACCAGCTGGGTTATTTAGATATACTTCAACATTCATTTTGTGTTTATCAATATGGCCTCGAGCATGCGAGCGCATTGCGTGAAGCATAAAATCTTGATCTAATGCCATTTAAATTCTCCTCATTTTCCTTGGTTTTTTCTATAGTTACAATAATAGCCCCAACCATAATCGTATAAAAAATATGCCCATATGAAACCTATATATGGAACAAAAGCAATATTGAGTAGTACCCATGAAAAAACTATTGCTATTACGATGTCATACCATTCTATCATGCCATCATATACTCTTTACGAAGTTGGCTTTCTTTACCAAACATCATTTGAAAAATGTTTGCGTCGTCTACAGTTACCGTGTCATATGTCGGTTGGTTAACAATACGGTCATATTCTTCTTCGGTCAATGATCCGAGACCTTTGATGTAACGGTGCTTCCAACCAGACTCGCTTTTAATTGCATTAGCATCTTCGTATGTATATAGCCACTTTGCATCTTTGCCTTTAGTTGAAATCATAATAGGCGTACGAGTAATTTTTACGCGCTTTTCAGAAAATAGTCGAGGCCAAAACTTATAGAAGAAAGCTAGGAGCAGAGGACTGATATGGCCAATACCATCGTGGTCAGCATCTGTAAGGGTTGCGATATTTTGATATGTCATATCATCGACACTATCAGGATTATTTATATCCAAACCAAGAACAGCAATCAGTTCGCTCAGTTCTTTATTCTTAAGAACATCAGCCGGTTTCATATCCCAGGTATTCATAATCACACCACGAAGTGGATATGCGCCAACTTTATTAGCGTCACGAACCTTAAGTAAGAAACCCATAGCCGAATCACCTTCGACTATTTTAAGTGTCGCATCATCACGATTTGCTGAAATGTGTTTGGCAACCTTCACTTTACGCAATTTCTTTTGGGCCATGGTGGCAGCCCGGCGATCAGCCGCAATTTTCTTAGCTAATTGAGCTTCGATAATTGGATCAATAATATCAGGTGTGTTTAAAATTTTATGAGCAAAATGCTTAGCTTCCTTAATACCTGACTCGTTAGCATGGTCTTTGACGTTGCCCCAAGGGTTTGTCAAACGTTCTTTCGTTTGTGAGTCAAACTTTGGATTCGTAAAGTTTCGAGCAAACATAACAAATGTCAAACCATTTTTAATTGTTGACTTGACAACTTCAATTTTATGCTTACGTTTAATCATAATGACTAATTCGTCAACAATTTGACTCATAATAAAATCAACATATGAACCACCTTGACGAGTGTTCACACCATTAATATATGAGTTGGTACGAAAACCATCCTCAGATGAGGTAATGAAAAACGAAAGGTTATCGGTTTTTTCCATAATTGAGGAAGGACCAAAAAGCTCAGCATATTTTTTAAGGTTGTTTACCTTGATACGACGCTTATTAAAAGAGAATGCAATCTCTGGAAATGCCATCTGCAAACTGATAAGACGATCCTCAAGTAATGGGATGGTGTCTAGTTCATCTAAGCTATTAGCTTCGAACAATGAGAAATCAGGAACAAACAAAACTTCTGTTCCATTTCCATCACGTTTCGACTCTTTAAGATTAATCTGGTTTGCACCATCTTTACAGGCAACCGTGATTAAATTTCCATTTTGCCAGGTTTTCCCTATGAACTTTGATGAAAGAAAGTTGGTGGCTGCTGAGCCAACACCATTTGTACCAATGGTAACTCGTTCATCATCAAAAGATGTACCGGCATTTACTCGAGTCCAAGCAGCTTCAGCCTGAGGAATACTCCGGTCTGTAGCTTCGTCGTAAACAGATTTCTGTGGAATACCACGACCATTGTCTGTAATAATGATTGCACCATCCATACGAACTGATACGTCTATTTTATTAGCATACATAAAGTTTGTACGAATGGCCTCGTCGATTGCGTTATCCAAGATTTCGTCAATCATTTTTGATAAGGCCGGAACATACTTTGCTGATTTCCATGTACCCATAACGAAGCGTTCAACTTCTTCCTGGGCACTTGAACCCATGTACATACCAATACGTTCTCTAACGTGCTGTCTAGCCGTTAAAATTTTGAAATCTTCACTCAAGGGTGATACCTCCATTTTGTATTCATTATTAATCTATCACAAGTAAAAGCAAATGTCAACAGTTAATTTTACATTTTTCCAACCCAATGGCTACAATCGTCGCATGGGTCGTCAAAAGCGTGAGGTGCTTGGGTCATCCAAACCTCTTTGATTGTTTCTGGTGTTGTATTTATAACCATTGCTTCCTGCCTGATGCGATTCTTAATAAATACTATCATAAGCATGTTTAAATGTCAATAGGAAAAATGAAATGATTACAAATTATTTGTCACCGGTAAGCTTTAAAGTAGCTATAGATCGCCTTCCAAACGTAGAATTTTTTACTCAAAAGTTCACATCGCCATCTATCAGTATGTCACCAGTCGAGCAACTATCTCCTATCCATAGAATGTATCAAACTGGAGATAGATTAGAATATAGCGAATTTGAGCTTTCATTCGTAGTAGATGAAAATATGAATAACTATAGAGAAATTTTAAATTGGATGGAAGGGCTTGGCAGCCCGGAAAACACAAACCAATTTAAGGATCTCCAAGCTAGTAAATATGGTACCGTATCAGATATTACCGTTATAGTTGAAAATAGTGCTCGAAACAATAATCTAAAATTTACGTTCACAGATTGCTTTCCTATATCCATTTCAGGCGTCAACCTCGATGTGACTAATGCTGATGTATTTTACCCAGAAGCTTCAGTATCCGTGAGATACACAAATATGAAGGTTGAAAATTACAGTTGACATTCCCACCAAAGTGTGATAGAATAATATAGAATTAAAATTTATCATGGGGTTATATTATGAGTACTGACGACATCAGTGACGTTTGGTCTAAGGACTGTAAAATAGACGAAACAAATTTGGCTGGAGAAGCCAAGCGCATACCTGAACTTCATAGTAAATATTACAATATGTATTATAAGGAAGCTCTCAAGGTTAAAAAATTACGATCTGATTATAAGGAGCTCGAGCTATTAAAAAGAGAATGGCTTGACGGTACTATGGCCGAAGAAGATTTAAAAGAACTTGGATGGCGTCCAAACCAAAAAAGAATTATTCGTCAGGATATGGATAAATATATACAAGCAGATAAAGACATTATTAACATGAGTCTTAAAATTGATTATCACTCAGCTCGAGCCAATTTTCTCGAAGATATTGTTAGAACTATTCATGGTCGAAACTTCATTATTAAATCAATGATAGATATTTTAAAATTCCAACATGGAGAATATTAATGGAAATTAATAACGTATATGGGCATCCAATGGTATATCCTAATAGCGAAAATATTTTACCGCCCTTGGAAAAAGAACGTATCCGTGTTGTCGAGGCTGCCACACGCGCAGACATTGAACTCAATCGTGTGAAGAGAATCGAAGAGCGTATAGAAGAGATAAATAGTCTTAGACAACAAGCGGTATTACGATATACTCCAAATGGAGAGGAAGTTTTACCTGCTGTTACTGAAGGTGAATTTGTAGATATTGAAGTATAGGTTATAATGGATATTGTGAATGTTGAACGCTTAAATGCCGTTCATTTAAAAATTGATTGTGAAGCTGGTATTAAGATGGAACTCGAAACTTATTTTAAGTTTCAGCCTCAAAATTATCAATTTTCTCCAGCATATAAAAATAGAGTATGGGACGGATGGATTCGTATCTTTTCGCCTATGAGACCTGTTTTATATGTGGGGCTTTTCCATAAATTAAAACAATTTTGCGAGGACCGTGGTTATGAACTACGAGCTGATGAAACTCTTTTGCATGGATATAATATTCCAGACGATATTGGTTTTCAGCTAGCAAAAGATTTTAATGTAAAATTTGAGCCAAGAGATTATCAAAACAAATACATCGTAGATGCTTTAAGATCCGGTCGTTCCCTTTCGTTGTCTCCAACTTCGTCAGGTAAATCATTAATCATTTATTTAATGATGCTATATTATAGAGAACAATACGATTATAGAACACTTATTATCGTTCCTACGATATCTCTCGTGCACCAGATGGCCGGTGATTTTATAGACTATGGGGAAGACCCTCAGAATATCTATAAGATTCAAGGTGGTGTTGATAAAGAGACAGATGCACCTATTGTAATCAGCACTTGGCAATCTCTTATCAAACAACCAAAGGGATGGTTTAAACAATTCAAAGTTGCCCTTGGTGATGAAGCACATTTATTCCAAGCGAAATCATTACAAAAAATTATGGAAGGTCTTGATGAATGTCATTATAGACATGGATTCACAGGAACCTTGAAATCAGACGAAAGTAAAACTCATAGGCTTGTATTGGAAGGCTGCTTCGGACCTGTTCATAAACACGTTACTACAAAGGATTTGATTGACTCTGGTACGGTTGCAGATTTTAAAGTAAAAGCAATTGTATTATCTCATAGCCCAGAAGTTCGTAAAGGATTCATCGATGCATTTAAGACTATTAAAGAATCGAGCAAAAAATATCCTGCAGAAAGAGAATTCCTAGTAAATAATCATAAAAGAAATATCTTTATTCGTAATTTATTATGGTCGCTCGAAGGTCAAAACAATTTGGTTTTATTTGATCTTGTTGAGAAACATGGTAAAATCCTTGAGCCGATGCTTCGTAAAGACGATCGCCAATTACATTTTATATATGGTGGAACCAAGGGTGATGAGCGTGAACGTATTCGCCATTTGATTGAAGAAGATCCTATTAAGCAACATGACATCCTTGCATCTTATGGTGTGTTTTCAACCGGAGTTAATTTGAAAAAGCTTGATAATGTTATCTTCGCGTCTGGATCTAAATCAGAAATTAAAGTTCTTCAATCTATCGGTCGTACCCTTAGGAAGGGTAACGACGCGGACTCCGCAACTCTATATGACATTACAGATGATTTATCCAAGGGTAGTTTTACAAATTACACCTTAAACCATTTTAGGAAAAGGATAGAAATCTACGGTGAGCAAATGTTTCCATTCAAGATATACACAGTTGATATTTAACTATTATTTTATAGTAGATAAGACTATTATAACACGCTTTCTGGAGATGTCAAGGGTTTTTTTCAAAAGTAATAAAAAAAAATTAGTTGACATTCTATATAATATAGTATACTATTAAAATAAATCAACAATAGGAGGTTGCCATGGCCCGACGCGCTAAACGTAACTATGTAAACAATCGAGATTTCCTCGATGCTCTAATTCAATACAAAAAAGATTGTGCTGAGGCTGAAGAAGCTGGTGACGAGTTACCACGAGTTCCAGACTATATCGGTACATGCATTTATCAAATTGCCACGCGGTTGGCAACCAAACCAAACTTCAGTGGATATACTTATAAGGAAGATATGATTTCAGACGGTATTGAAAATTGTCTTTTATATATCAGAAATTTTAATCCTGAAAAATCTCAAAATCCATTTGCTTATTTTACTCAAATTATTTGGTACGCATTTCTTCGTCGTATTCATAAAGAAAAAAGACAGATGTACATCAGATTTAAATCTTCACAAAGCATGTTAGCTACCGGTGGTACATACACAGGCGAAGATGTGGATCTATATTTAAACACATCTGCAGACTATATGAATAGTTTTGTACAGGATTACGAAGACAAGTTGGCGCGAGATAAAGAGAAAAAGAAATAATGAAAATAGCTATTATTACTGATATGCATCTCGGTGTACGAGGTGACTCAAAGATATTTTTGGATCATCAAGAAAAGTTCTTTAGAGAAGTATTTTTTAAACATATTGATGATAACAATATTAAAACAATTCTTGACTTAGGCGATACTTTTGATAGACGAAAGTTTATTAATTATGTTTCATTAAAACGAGCTAAAGAGTTTTTCTTTGACCAAATTCAAGCTCGTGGTATTGAGTATCATGCAGTCGTTGGTAATCACTCAGTTTATTACACAAACACAAATGAAGTCAATTCAATGGATTTGTTACTTAATGAATATGATAATTTCCATATTTACGAGCACGAACCAAAAGAGTTGACATTTGGATCAACTAATGTTATGATGGTTCCATGGATTACTAAAGATAATAGTGAAAAATGCTTTAATGCTATTTCAGCATCAAACGCACATATCCTAATGGGACACTTTGAAATTATGGGATTTGAGATGATTAAAGGTCAGCTCTGTAAACATGGTACAAAGAAAGAACTCTTTGAGTCTTTTGAGCAAGTTTATTCTGGCCATTTCCATCACCCATCACAAAATGGTAACATTAATTATCTTGGTGCTCCATATGAAATGACTTGGTCTGATTATCAAGGTCGGCGAGGTTTCCATGTACTTGATACAGAAACCCGTAACCTTGAGCGAGTACTAAACCCGTTTCAAATCTTTCATAAGATTGAATACGACGATGCTGATATGACTATTGAGGATATTGCGCATTTGGATACAACAAATATTCAAGACGCATATATTAAAGTCATTGTTAAAAATAGATCTAATCCATATATACATGATTTGTTTATGAATAAATTAGCCGATTCTGGCGCGGCTGATGTTAAATCTATAGAAGACGCACTAAATATTGAATCCACGGGTGTAGATGAAATACTGGATGAAACACAGGATACTAAAGATATTCTTCATGCTTATATTGATTCTATGGAAACTAAAGTTGATAAATCTCATATTAAAGATTTAATTGACGAATTATATATTGAGGCTCAAAGTATTGCATGAAGATATTATTTAAAGAAATACGATACAAAAACATCTTGTCTACCGGTAATACTTTTACCGTCGTTCAGTTAAACGATACCGCAAACACTTTGGTAAGTGGCACAAATGGTGCAGGCAAATCAACACTGCTTGACGCCATTGTTTTTGCTCTGTATGGTAAGCCATTTAGAAAGGTCAATAAAAATCAACTAGTGAATTCAATTAATCAAAAAGAGTTACTAGTTGAAATAGTTTTTCATATTGGACCTAATAATTATCTCGTTCGGCGTGGTATTAAACCAAACATACTTGAAATCTGGCGTAATGGTGAAATGATTAACATTGATGCCGCTTCCAAGGATTACCAAGCATATTTGGAATCAAACATTCTTAAATTGAATTACAGATCTTTTACTCAAATTGTTGTATTAGGAAGCGCTACATATGTTCCATTTATGGAGCTAGCCGCTTGGCAACGACGTGAAGTGATTGAGGATCTTCTTGACATTCAAGTGTTTAGTACAATGAACAACTTATTAAAAGACAGAGTTGGTACAAATAAAGAAAGCATTTCAGAAAATGCATATCAAAAAGATTTAATTGAGAATAAAATCCAAAGCGCTGAAGAGCATAACAATTCTATTCGTAAAATTAAGGAAAAAGAAGTTGATAAAATTCGTTCTAAAATGAATGAACATATTACAAAAATTGAAGAGGAAAAAATTCTTATTGAGTCTATTGAAACTACTGTTGAATCCAAATATGAAACAATTACTGATAAGGCTTCAATTAAAGATAAACTCGATAAAGCAAAAACATTAAAGCAAGAATTAGCTCTTAAACTTCGTGGCCATCACGACGAGCTTTCGTTTTATAATAATCATGATAATTGTCCTACATGTAAACAGGGTATTGAGCATGATTTTAAGGATACTATTATTACCGACAAGGGTAAAAAGATTACAGAACTTGACGGCGGTATTGAAAAATTATTGGAAAAGGTAAAAAATTATGAAACGCGAATTGATGAAATATCAGCAGTTGAAGATGAAATTAGAGAGCACAGCCTTACAATTGGAGACCATAGAGCTCAAATTAAAGTTTCAAAGGGAGCGCTTGTCGGATTTAAAAACGAGCTTACAACTGCTGAAAAGGATGTCGAAGCTGTCGACACGTCAAAGCTTGAAGAGTTTAAAACTCGATTAAATACTATCGAGGATGAGCAAACAAATCTCTTTAACAGAAAAGAAGTCCTTACAGTAGTATCTACGATGCTTAAAGATGGTGGCATTAAATCTAAAATTATTCGTCAATACATTCCTATTATGAATAAACTTATCAATAAGTACCTATCTGCTTTTGATTTGTTTGTTGATTTCCAGCTTGACGATAACTTTAATGAAGTAATTAAATCTCGTTTCCGTGATACATTTTCATATGCTTCGTTTTCAGAAGGCGAAAAACTTAGAATTACTCTTTCCATTATGTTATCCTGGCGGATGGTAGCCAAGCTTCGCAATTCAGTATCAACTAATTTGCTCGTACTTGACGAAACGCTTGACGGCGCAATGGATGGCGTTGGTGTTGAAAATCTAATTGAAACGTTACAAAATCTAAATGCTGACGATAATATTTTTGTTATCAGTCACAGAGGAGACCAATTTGGAGACAAGTTTGCTTCTCATCTTAAGTTTGAAAAGGTTAAAAACTTTAGTGAAATTGCTGCATAGGAGACAAAGAATGCAACATTCAATAGAAGATCTTATCACAAGAATAAATGCCATGAAAGATAAAGCAATTATGGTTCACCGTCTTCGTAATGAGTTTTCTGAACAAGCAGAAAAAACGTACGACAAACAGACCTGTAACGAGCTTATCGCTGATATCCAAGCTCTAGCTCTCGGTATCGCACATGATAAAGAGGGTGACGACATTATTACTGAAATGGATTCGTGGAAAGAAAAAGGTTGACATTTCTTCTAACCTGTGTTACTATTAACTATATTATGATAAAGGATAAACATGTCTAACTTTTACACATCTGTCGAGCGATTTGGTAATACAATTCTCTGGCGTGGCTATGAGAATGGTCGGCGGTTTGAGCGCAAGGTCAAGTACCAACCAACCATGTTCTGTCGAACAGACGACGAAAACGCTAAGTATCATTCACTTACCACCGGCAATCGTCTAGCTCCAGTTAAAATGGACTCAATGAAACACGCCAAAGAGTGGATTGAGCAATACAAAGATGTTCGCGGATTTGAAATTGCCGGTACAACAAACCATGTTGCTTCGTTTATCCAAACACAATATCCAAGTCAAATTAACTTTGATGTAAGCAAAATCAATATCGTGTCGTTTGACATCGAGGTGGACATTGCTGATGGTTATCCTGACGTAAATACAGCAGATAAGTCTATTACTTCTATCGCTTATAAGTCTTCTAAATCTGAAGAGTATCATTTGCTCGGCTTAAAAGATTACGATAAATCCCAAACGTTGCTCGACCTTGATCCAGACCTTATTCAGTTTATGAAATTTGATAGCGAAGAGGCTTTGCTCCGTCGCTTTAAACAAATTTGGATGAACAACTTTCCTGATATTGTTACGGGTTGGAACGTTGAATACTTCGACATTCAATATATTATTACTCGTATGATCAGATTGTTTGGTGAGGAATGGGCTAGGGATCTATCTCCTTGGCGTAACCTTCGTCCAACTGGCCGTGAGTTTTTTGGTAAAATGCAAAACACATATCAAATTGGTGGTATGTCTGTTGTTGACTATATGGATTGTTTCAAAAAGTTTGGATACAAATATGGTCCTCAAGAGTCTTGGAAACTTGACCATATCGCCCACGTAGTTCTCGGTGAAAAGAAACTAGATTATTCTGAGTATGGTACACTCAATGATTTGTATCAACAAAATCCACAGTTATATTTGGATTATAACCTTAAAGATACATGGCTCATCCAAAAGTTTGAAGATGAAACTGGTTTGTTATCTCTTGTTATGACGGTTGCTTATGGCGGCGGCGTAAACTTTAACGACGCGTTTGGTACCGTGGGTATTTGGGAAACAACATTATATCGTCGCCTGATGAATGATGGTCGTGTTCCTCCAATTAAAGGTGGTCCAGGTGAAAGAGCTGGCGAGCTTGTTGGTGGTTATGTTAAAGATCCAAAAGTTGGTATGCATCCATGGATTGTATCATTTGATTTGAACTCTCTGTATCCTCACTTAATGCTACAATATAATATGTCACCTGAAACTTACCTGCCAGAAGAACGTGAATATGTATCTCAAGAAATGGTATTGGATGGTCGGTTCCAATCAGAGCGAACTGATATGTCTGTATGTGCTAACGGCGCATGTTTTACTAATAAAACAAAAGGTATTATTCCAGAAATTATTGATGAATACTATGGTAATCGTTCTGTAATCAAAAAGAAAATGCTTAGTGTTGAACAAGCATTGGAAAACGCGACTGATCCACGAGAAAAAGATAACCTTAAACGTGAGGCAAATAACCTTCACAACCAACAAATGGCTATTAAAATTGCTATGAATTCGTTGTATGGCGCAACAGCTAATATCTACTTCTTGTACTATATTAACGATATGGCTGAAGCGATTACTACGTCTGGCCAGTTATCTATTCGGTATGCTCAAAAATCTGTTAATGAATACCTTAATAAAGTACTTAAAACAGACGATAAAGATTATATCATCTATATTGATACTGATTCAATTTATGTTGACTTTGGTCCTCTTATCAAAGCTGCTTTTGGTACAACAGATATAACTCGTAAACAAGGCGAAGAATTCCTTGATAAAGTTTGCTCAACTAAAATCGAGCAAGTACTCGAAGACGGCTACCAAGACTTGGCAAAACGTATGGGTGCGTATCGCCAAGCAATGGTGATGAAACGAGAAAAGATTACAGACAAATCTGTATTCATTGCGAAAAAGCGTTACATCATGAATACCCTCAATTCGGAAGGTGTTCACTATGAAAATCCTAAAATCTCAGTAACTGGCCTTGAGTCTGTTCGTTCATCAACACCAGAGGTATGCCGCGATAAACTTAAGAAAGCTTTCGATGTTATTATGAACGAAGGCGAAGAAGCAACCCAAAAGTTTATTGCAGATTTTAAAGCAGAATTTTTGACTTTGCCCGCGGAAGACA